TGTGACCCCCACCCTAAGTTGTCCATTGCTATCATCGCCATCGTTAGAGACGACGACCCAACGTGTAACGTACGGAAATTTTATCTCCACTACAGTCGTATCGACCGACACCGATCCGGTCACATAAGGAAAGGGCGATCCAACGTATTGATCTACATCGTTGTGATTGCTTGAAGGCCATTGTCCCATTATTCGTTCTCCCAAGATAGTATATCGTTCACTATCCTATCAACTCTGTCTGTTTTATTAAAATGTCTCCTAAGAGACGTCTTGTCAAAATCTTTTCCCTCGGCCATCATAAAAGCTCCAGGCGTGGAAGGCTCAGATACAAAATCCCAACAGATTAATTGAAAATCGTCTTGTACCACGTCATGATCCCCGTCGCGGCGCGTACTTCCAACACCGCGCGAAGAAATACCCAACGTCACTCCAGAGCTTATGAGGCTTCTAAGTATTTTTCCTGAGGGAGTGTCTAGAATCTCCACGGTACCATAACAAACTCCGTCGTTCATGTAAGCCTCCCTTATAATGTGGGATGCGTTTTTGAGCTCAACTACGGAAGAGTCCGGGTGATCCAACTCTCCCAGAGCGCGATTCTCTCCTATGAATTTTTGATAATTCCTTACCTCGCGCTCGAGAATGACTTCAGGATAAATGCGTCCGTTTTGATTCAAGGTATCCGCCTTCTGCAGAACACCTTTCATAAGAACTTTCCCGGCGTTACTTTCGATGGATTCTTTTATCAGATCGGCATCATACTCGAAAGCCAGCCACTCCGTCAACAGTTTCTTGTTATTCATCTTCATCCTCCATCTCTTTCACTAGCTCACATATCGTAAGCGCCTTTACGATCGATTGCCTAGAAGCGTCAAACTCTAAGGAGTCTATTCTGCCTTCTAACACATCTCGCTTCTCAAGGAGAATCTGATTATCACAACCATCGTAAAAACGTTGAAGGGCTGATTTGGCTCGTGATTTTATCTCACTCAGTTGATTTCCAAGTTTTTTCTCATCGTCGTGCAAACAGTTTTCAAGCAACGACTGCTGCTCTTCACTCAACACGGTGTTGTACTTTGCGTTGAATCTATCGATCATCAATTTTAAAGCCAAGGGATTAGCAGCAGAACTTTTATCCATCGAAGCCTCAGTCGGCTTTCTCGTGAGCCACTCCTCTAACACTTTTTCGTATTGGACCACCTCTTCGGGCCCTAGTCTTCGTGATCCGCGCCACTCATTTAAAAGCGCTTGTACTGTTGCAAAAACCCTGTATTTGGATATTTTTTTGTTGTAAAAATTGTCCGGGTCTAACTTGTGATTAATGTCTTTTATCAGCTGCGACTTCTCAGAGCGCAGCTGGGTAAAATCATGATTTTTACACGCCTCTCTGCTCTCCTTTATTATCTGCCTTGCGATCGCACGATCTTCTACAGAGGTATGAACCAATGCATTGAACAGTCTAAATTCCTTCTTGAGTTCACTTCCATCAGTGAAATGCTCTTGAAGTACCTCGATCGCAAGTTCGGCAAATCCGCGTTCTCCATCGACCAATTTTTCGCTAGCGTATCGCACCAACTGTTCGTGCAATAGACCGACGTTGCGCTTCTTGTTATGCTTCGCCATTGTGGTCACCACTCCTTGTGTCTTCTTCCATGTCTTCAGACTCCGAGATCAAAGCCCTCTTAGATATACCTATTTTGTTCGACATGTGTCCGAGCGTCTTAACTAGATCAAAAGTTAATCTTGGTGGCACTAATGTGGCATCTTGGCCCTCTTTAAACGGAGATTTCATAAAATCGTCATCAAAAGGTTTGTTGAGGGTATCTTGTCCACGCGATTGTCTGCCGGTCGAAGCGATGGACATCATGTCAGGCATATGGGTAGAGGCAGGGCCGTGTCTAGAAACCCTACGCTGCGTTGTCGGACCACCGAAGACGTTCATGATAGCAGCCTGGGCTTTTATGGGAGCATCGTCGTCATTTATAGAAAGATCTGCAAGCAAATCATCGTCCGGCAAGTCTTCGGGATCCTCGCTTGGGTCCCTGGGCGGCAGGGCTGTCAATAGATCCCCCATGGGCTGATCGGCTGCGAACAAGTCTTCGCCCTCCGGTTCACCACCTCCCATATCGCCGCCCAGATCGCCACCCAGGCCTGCGTCAGCTTCGCCCCCGCCGGCGCCGGGGACCTCTGCGTTTTCAACCTCAGCATCGTTTATCTTGTCTTGTATCCGGCCTTGGAGGATTTCTTTGATCTCTTCGTCGGTAAGTCCAAGGACGTTCTTTTGTATCCAACCTTTATCAACCGACCCCTCAGGCGCAGTACCTGCAATCTCAAACCTGGTTCGTATTAATTCCAATTTTTGCTGTTGCGCAATCGTAGACGGGTTAGATAGTCGAAGTTCAAAATCTGCCAGCTCTTCACCTTCATAGCCGTGACAGTAGAGGTGTATCATCGCCAGCTTATTGAGCTCCGATACTACAGTCTTTTGGATCCTCTGTATGGTTCGAGAAAACCTGATGTCCTCTTGAGCCAAGGTGGCTTTTGCGCCTACTTCTTCGTCATACCCTAGATAGGCTCTAGGTATTTTCAGAGCAGCAAAGAGCTTTTTCTGGATGTATTCGACGTCCTCAATCGCTGCTGTATTCTGGCCGCCGGCAAGGGTGTCTATCTTGGTTCCTGATTCTCCGCCCCGCACTGGAAGAAAGTAATCCTCGTCTACAGACAAGGGATTGTATCTCAAGTCCACCTTGCCGGTATCGCGGTCAACCACTTGATTCCTCTTCAAGGTGCTCTGTGCTTGCTCTAGATAACTCGCAACATCTTCTGGCGGGACGTTACCAACGTCGATGTAAAATACCCTACGCTCTGGTGCACGTATCACTCTATATACCAGCATGGCATCTTCAATGAGGATAAGTTGTCTCCATATCCGTCTGGCAGACTCTAAGACAGAGCTTCCGTATGGCAAAAACGCATCGTTTCCTAGCAGTCTGAAGTGTGATATTTGCCAGTTTTCCAAAAGCTGGTTGCCCTGTGTCACCCACCTAAACCTCACGGCCATCGGGTCCTCTGGGTCAAAACCTTCCTCTCGCTCCATCTCGCTTATAGCAATCGGATACGCAGCAATAACACCGAATTCGGGGGAGACGTCGTTAAAGAGGAAGAAATCGCCATACTTGCATAGATTTCTCACCCACATGACGAGATTGAACTCAACATTGAGAACGTCGTAGAAGAGGTGATCCAAATGTTCCTGTATTTTTCTATTCTCTGAATAGATGTGGAGCACCCTACCGTGTTCATCAGGTGACACTGTTTCCTCTGCATATATGTCCAGCGCTGCAGCAATCTCTGGAGTTGTTTCCATCTCACTGAAGTCGCTGTATCGAGACATACGGTCGTAGGATCCGTATGCACTCAAGGTATTGCTGTACACGTCGCTGTGTGCACGTTTAAAGACTTCTAGAGCAGAGGATGCAGCAGGTTGCCTGTAATCCTTGACTCTTCGCTTGATGATCGGACCGGATCTAAAAAGTCTGGTCAGTCTATTAAACAGGCTTGGCTGTTTTGGCATCTTATCCTCTCGCGTTGATGACCATAATAATATCTATTTATTCTTCTTTATAAAACCCAGCTAAAATCTATCCCGTCAGCAGATCCACTCGCGGGCATGCTGTTCATATGATAGGGTTTAAAGGGGTTGAATGCGAAACGCGACCATGGGTTGTAAGGCTTTCTTGGGGCCCGGTTGTTAGTGGCAAAACCGTCCAACATGGCCTTGTTAAGATCTTGCACTTGGGCATTGTGAGAGGGAGTAGTTTCGAATATCCAAACTCCGATCGCGGCAGAGATCACCAGGTCGTCGTTTTTTCCTTTTTGGGCTTGAGCCTTTGAACCCTTCCAGACGAAAGTCTTTAGCTCATCGTAAAACCGCGATGAGTAAAACCTTACAGCGTTAGTCCTTATGGATTCCTCCAACTTGGTTAGTGCTTGGCCCCGAGTTTGGGCATTTGTCTGAAAGCCTATCCTTGAAACGTCTGGAGTGGAATTTCCGTACAACGCCGAAAAACGATCTTTTTCATTCTTGAAATACAGGTTACGGTAACCTAAATCTACAAGTTTCATGACGGTGGCATAGCCGTATGTATTGTTCTCAGGGCATATGAGTGCAGTACCGTACCGTTTTCCTGCCTCTGCTAGCAAAGTAGCAAAATGATCGGGCGGCACTTTGCCCTTGTATTCAGCGACCTGTTCACACGTCGTAGTGTCAAACACGTGAAACGCAGAATAATCAGCCGCGTCACCGCGGGCTACGTCAGCCGAGATAACGTACTTATGCTCAGACAAGGCGTATTTCCATACCCACACTCCCATGTCTGGGCCCCAGCGCTCTAGAGGTTTCTGTATCCTAAGAGACAGCTTCTCTATGTCCGTAGAGGAAAGAAACGTGTCTCCGGACGCTGCAAAATCACACATGAGCTCTTGAGCAATCTGCTTACGACTCATGTTCTTAGTTTCGCTCTCGAACCACTCATCGTTCCGTTCAGGGTGGACGTCCCACAGTAGTTTTATGAAATTAAATTCATTTTCTCCGTTTTCAGCGCCCATGCACAATTCGTGGTACTTGTCTCCCACGCCGTTTGGTGTAGAGAGAACTATGGCTCTACCGCCAGTCGATAGAGTAGAATACAACCCTAACCACAGTTCGTCAAAGTTTCTAATGAATGCAGCCTCGTCAACGATCAATAGAGACAACGCCTCAGAACGACCGGCATCGTCTGACGTGGGTACTGCTTTGATGGTTGATCCGTTGCTAAACTCTACGCCCTGCTTGTTCGCAGAGGTGATTTCAGGAATAGTAAGCCATTTGGGCATACTCCTAATTGCCGTCTTAACCTTCTTAATGAAATTCTGTGCAACGGCCAGTTTAGTGGCGATCACTAAAACGTTTTTATCTCTATAAAAACACGCAAGCCATACGGCGTAGCATGCAGTCAGCGTGGATATTCCCAGCTGCCTTGATTTTAGAATAATGTTAAAGCGGTGATCGACAAAATCTGAAAAACAGTCGTCTTGAAAACTATATGTGTCAAAGGGGATGAGCCCCCTGGTAGGATGTTGGATCTTGACGTACTTGTTTACGAAGTAGACTGGATCCTTACCGCACTTTATTATTTCTTTGATCTGTTTTTGCTTGCCGACCTTGGCCACAACTAACTCTGGACATTATAAGAGTGGTTGTATCGATAATAGGCATACTTCTTAGGTCCAACGGGTGATATAAGCTCTAAGTCGTCAGCCCCTCCAAGATCCTTCAAAGAAAGCAACTCGTCGTTAGCTTGTTTATAGGAACTTTTGACATCCGAAATCTTTGCGTTTATCAGTTGCTTGGCTTGCTCATTGGCGACATTGATCTGCGGCCGCAGGCCCGCCTCGCTTTCGAAAGTTACCACAGTGGTAAACTTAAGAACGAGGAGATCGCCCTCTAGAG